GAGCAACGGTACAGACATTAAAGTTCACAAGCGTAATGGATCTATAGAGGGTTTAAATCTAGATAAGATTCATAAGATGGTAGCAGATGCTTGTGAAGGGTTAGGAAGCGGTGTAAGTGCCTCACAGGTGGAGATGAATTCAGGTCTCCAGTTCTATGATGGAATAGAAACCAAGGACATTCAAGAGATCCTTGTAAGATCTGCTAGTGATTTGATTGATTTGGATCATTATAACTATCAGTTTGTTGCTGCTAGACTATTGTTATTTGGTCTCAGGAAGCAACAGTTTGGATCTGGTTGGTTGAAGAATGGATACCCTCATATTGCTAAACAGATAGAGAAGTGTATTAAGAAGGGTGTTTATGATAACACTATTATAGATAAGTATACAGCAGAAGAGTGGGACAAGATTAATTCTTGGATAGATCATGAACGTGATATGCTCTTTACCTATGCAGGTTTACGTCAAGTAGTTGATAAGTATCTTGTGCAGGATAGGAGTACTGGGGAAGTCTATGAGACACCTCAGTATATGTACATGATGATTGCTGCTACTCTTTTTCAGAACTATTCACCAGACAAAAGACTGGATTATGTCAGAAGATACTACGACGCAATCAGCAAGCACAGAATCAACATCCCAACGCCAATCATGGCTGGAGTTCGGACCCCCCTTAGACAGTTTGCATCCTGTGTTCTCGTTGATGTTGATGACACGATTGACAGCATCTTCAGCTCTGACATGGCTATTGGTTACTACGTTGCTCAAAGGGCGGGAATCGGTATTAATGCGGGTAGAATCCGTGGCATCAATGCGAAGATCAGAGGTGGAGAAGTTCAACACACAGGTGTCGTACCGTTTCTCAAAAAATTTGAAGCGACTGTCAGATGTTGCACTCAAAATGGCATTAGAGGTGGATCAGCGACTGTCCACTTCCCAATCTGGCACCAAGAAATAGAAGACATCCTTGTACTCAAGAACAATAAAGGTACAGAGGATAACAGAGTCAGGAAACTTGACTATAGTATACAGATTTCTAAATTATTTTATGAACGATTCATCAATAACCAGAGCATTAGCTTATTCAGTCCTCACGACGTGCCTGGTTTGTACGATGCTTTTGGCACCCCTACCTTTGATGACTTATATGTTCAATATGAATCAGATGATTCAATCCCACGAACATCCATTGGAGGACAAGAATTAATTCTTGATCTTCTTAAGGAAAGAGCAGAGACAGGACGTATCTATATCATGAATATAGATCACTGTAATGAGCACTCATCCTTTAAGGACAAGGTTAACATGAGTAACCTATGTCAGGAGATTACACTACCTACAGATCCTATTAATCATATTGATGATGGTGGTGGTGAGATAGCATTGTGTATTCTTTCTGCTATCAATGTAGGTAAATTACGTGACCTAAGTGAACTAGAAGAACTTTGTGACTTGTCTGTAAGAGGTCTGGAAGAGTTGATTGACTATCAATCATATCCAGTGGAGGCAGCACAGGTTAGCACCCTTGCAAGACGTTCTCTTGGCATAGGATTCATTGGTCTTGCACATTACTTGGCTAAGAATGGTGTCAAATATGAAGATCCAGAGGCATGGAAGTTGGTTCATTCTTTGACAGAAGCATTCCAATACAATCTTTTAAAAGCTAGTAATAAACTGGCACAAGAGAAAGGTCCATGTCAATATTTTGAAAGAACTAAGTACGATGATGGTTTATTACCCATTGATACATATAAGAAGGACGTTGATGAGATCGTAGAAAATGACCTTGCATGTGATTGGGGAAGTTTACGGGAGAACATACGACTTCACGGGCTCAGGCACTCCACGTTGTCTGCTCAGATGCCATCCGAAAGCAGTTCCATTGTGTCAAATGCCACTAATGGGATTGAACCCCCTAGGGGCTATATGTCCACGAAGAAATCAAAGAAGGGACCACTCAAACAAATAGTCCCTCAGTATGGAAGTCTTAAGTCAAACTATACACTCCTTTGGGATATGCCTGGGAATACTGGGTATATTAATGTTGTTGCTGTTATGCAGAAGTTCTTTGATCAAGCAATTTCTGGAAACTGGTCCTATAATCCGCTTCATTACGAGAACTCTGAAGTTCCTGTTAGTGTAATGGCACAGGATTTACTAACAACATATAAGTATGGGTGGAAGACTTCTTATTATCAGAATACATATGATACTAAGACTGACTTTGATGAACCTTCACATCCTATTGGATGGCATGATGAAGAAGAGCAGAAAAAGAAAACTGCTATTACTAATTTACTAGATGATATATTTGCTACGGAGGAAGAAGCTTGTGACAGTTGCGCCATCTAAAATAGACGGTATGACAGTCTTTAATACCAAACAGACTGATACTACCAAAGCACAGATGTTCTTTGGTCCTCCATTAGGAGTCCAGCGATACGACAAGTTTAAGTATCCTATTTTTGACAAATTAACACAGACACAGTTAGGCTTCTTCTGGCGACCAGAAGAAGTTTCTTTACAGAAGGATAGAGCAGACTATCCACAGTTGAATGAAGCACAAAAACATATATTCACAGCAAACCTCAAGTACCAGATCCTCTTGGACTCCGTACAAGGTCGTGGTCCTGGTATGGCTTTTATGCCTTACTGTTCTCTACCTGAGTTAGAAGGTTGCATGAATATATGGCAGACTATGGAGATGATTCATAGTAGATCCTATACACACATCATAAAGAATGTATATCCAGATCCATCAGAGGTCTTTGATACTATTCTAGAAGATGAAAAGATTCTTGAACGTGCCAAGTCAGTCACTAAAGCATATGATGATTTCATCAACTATGCACAGGAGTGGGGTAATAGTAATCAATGGAGAAAAGACTCAGCAGGATCTCCATCAGTTGAATGGACACGTAAAGAGTTAAAGCGTTCTCTTTATCGGGCAGTTGCTAATGTCTATATTCTGGAAGGTATTCGTTTCTATGTATCTTTTGCTTGTTCTTTCGCATTTGGTGAGCTTAAATTACTTGAGGGTTCTGCTAAAATCATATCTCTCATTGCCAGAGACGAGTCTCAACACACAACAGTCACCCAAAACATATTAAATAAGTGGAAGGAAGGTGATGACCCAGATTTTATTGATATTATTAGGGAAGAAGAAGAGAATGTTTATGAGATGTTTAAGAAGTGTGTTCAAGAAGAGAAGGACTGGGCAGAATATTTGTTTAAGGACGGTAGTATTATAGGATTGAATGACTTGTTGTTACAGAACTATGTTGAATGGACTGCTAACAAACGTCTTAAGTCTATAGGTTTAAAACCTATCTTTGATATACCATTAGCAAACAATCCATTACCTTGGACTGCACACTGGTTGTCTTCTAAAGGACTACAAGTAGCACCACAGGAGACAGAGGTGGAGTCGTACATGATAGGGAGCATTAAACAAGATGTGGAGAAAGATACTTTCAAAGGTTTTCAATTATGATCCTAGATATTCCACAAGAACCACCCGAAGGTTGGCGAGAAGAGTACCGAGGTATGAAAGCCCTCGGCAAACTCCAGAGCGAATTGTTGACGAATGGTCCGAAGAGTTTATCCCAGAGTTGGATAATGCAAGCGATGTACAACGACTGGAAGAGGAAGAAAGGTATCAAAGATCCAGAGCCACCGAATTGCCAGAGCAGCATGAAAGAATGGGAAGAAAGCATAAAGAAATACCAGACCCCTGGTTAGATTCTTATAAATAGCCACATGAGCGTAATAATTTACTCAGAATACTGTGAAGTTCTAGAGGAGGAGAATGATCTCTTGAAAGAAGAGGTACTTTTTCTTAGACAGCAGTTAGAATTTAAAACAATGGGTCTTCCAGTGGAGGACATAAATACAGAGGAATAGTGATGAAGATTTTAGGATGGAAACCACCGCAAAGGCCGCAGTGGGTGAAGGAGATTATGAGAACCCCTGGACCTATAAGGGTACAACTTTTACTTCTGCTGACATTGACAACCAGTTCGGTTTTGTCTACAGGATTACAAATCTACACACTGGGCAGAAATACATCGGCAGGAAGTATTTCATACAAAAACGAAAGCCTAGAGGTGGCGGACGCAGGAGGACGAGTGAGAGTAACTGGAAGCAATACTGGGGTTCTTCTAAGGAACTTAATGATGACAGGAAACGCTTGGGGTCGGATTCCTTTACCAGAGAAATCCTTAGCACCCACTCAACCCTCGGAAGAGTAAATTACGAAGAGACCAAGCAATTATTTTTAAATAATGTGTTGCAGGAGACCCTAGACGATGGTACTCCTGCTTATTATAACAGTAATATCTTAGGACGTTACTACAGGAAAGATTACTTTAAGGAAGAATGTTAAAGGTACAATGCCGTTCATGTGGTAAGGAACTTGTTGGTTCGGGATGTTGTGGATGCCACAATATGACAACCATACATGAGGATACTGTGTCTGCAAATGATATGGGTCAGGTTATATTGTTACAATCTGATAAGAAGATTAAGAAATCATCACTTTTTACTCCACAGGAGTTAGAATACCAAGAGGCACGTCGGAAACGAAAGGTGCGTAAGTTAACTTTTGAAGAGCGATGATTAATCTTGATGAAAAATTTGGATCCTATATGGGTGGTACTAAGACCTTTAGAATTGATGGCATCAATGAACCATTGACAGGGTATGGATTTACTTGTGATGGAAACGACATTATTGGTTATTGGGTTAACACAACCAATTATAAATTGTATTATAATTTGAACGAACAGTTCATTAAAATGGAAGCATTAAATCAATGAAATTTATACTAGTAGCATTCATTACATTGTTCCTTGCTCTACCTGCATGGGCAGTAGATATAACAATGGGTTCAGGCGGTAACTTAGTCTTTGAACCAAGTGAAGTGACTATCTCTGCTGGAGATACTGTTACTTTTACTAATGGAGATCTACCACCACATAATATGGTAGTAGCAGATCATCCAGAACTATCACATCCAGACCTTGCGTTTGTAGGTGGTGAGAGTTTTGATGTTACCTTCACTGATGCAGGTGACTATGAGTTTCAATGTGAACCTCATGCTGGTGCAGGAATGAAAGGAGTTATACACGTACAATGAAAATATTTTTAGACACCGCTGAGGTAGATCAGATTATTGATGGTTATAAGACTGGATTGGTTGATGGTGTCACTACTAACCCCACTCTTATACTAAGGTCAGGTAGACAGCAGTTAGATGTGATAGAAGAGATCTATCAAGCATGTCCTAACCTTGAGTCTATCTCTGCTGAAGTGGTAGCAGATACTGCTGAAGAGATGATAGAACAGGCACAACCTTATATTGATTTCAGTGATATTGTTACAATTAAAGTACCTTGCACACGTGAAGGACTAAAAGCTTGCTATGAACTTAGCAATGATGATATACTTACTAATGTAACTCTTGTGTTCTCTGTGACACAAGCAATACTTGCTGCTAAAGCAGGTGCAACTTATGTCTCACCATTCGTGGGACGTGTTGATGATAATTCTTTTGGGGGTCTGTGCCTTGTAAAAGACATCGCTAATACATATAAGATGCATGACGTTGAAACACAAATTCTTGCTGCTTCTGTTAGAAACGTAAGGGATGTAGGTAGAGCCTTTGAGTATGGTGCTAACGTATGTACCATACCTGTTAAGGTCTTTGATAAGATGTATGATCATGTGCTAACCCGTGAAGGGTTGCAACTTTTTAACAACGATTACCTAGCTGCTAAGAAAGAAACATGAGAAACTTCACCGTATACTCCAAGGATGGATGTCCTTACTGCCAACAGATAGTACAGGTCTTAGGACTTTCAGAATTGCAATACGTTGAATACAAATTAGAAAGAGACTTTACTAGAGAAGCATTCTATGGACAGTTTGGAGAAGGTGCTACCTTTCCTCAAGTTGTTATGAATGGTGACAATCTTGGTGGTTGCCAAGAGTCTATCCAATATATGAAAGCAAACGATATTTGTTGTATGGTATAATGATTGAAGTAACTGAAGAAGAATTTAAAGAAGATCTAACAAAATACACCACTCGCATAGAGCATGGTGAAGATTTTCTTGTTAAGAAAAAGAACGGATCTAAATACATTGCTACAGATGTAACAAAATTTGACGCACCGTGTGACATATAATGGCTAAACGTAAGACAAAATATGACCCAAAAGATACTTCCTACATGAAGTATGAGGTCTTAAGCAGGACAATTGTTAAGCATACTACGTATGATGAGCACATTGTTGATATAAAAAAGATTTGTACTGGCAATCCTGTTGAACAGTTCATTACTGTACAGAACGTTCGTTACAATGTTCCTCATAAAGTTGAGGAGGTTAAGGTAACTCCTACTGTCAAGAAGACTACTAAGAGGAAGTCTGTAGTACAGAAGGTAAAGGATGCAGTAACACCCAAGAGAGCTCGGAATAAGAAGGGACAACTGATGGCAGATGATCCCAACACACCTGAGAATGAAGCTTGGGAAGGTGGTGTTGCACCACCCAAGAAAAAAACTACCCGTAAGAGGAAAACTAAAGCATGAGTATTCGTAAACACATTGAAGCAGCAGATGATGCCTTACGTTTGGCAATCATAGAAGCATTAGAGAAGAAGAGAGATGAGCAACTTGAAACAATGTTTGAGGCTCTTGGTAAGGTAAGAGAATTGATTTTAACTACACCTATTAGAGGTGTTGATAATGTTACCAGTTACTATA